TAGTTAATCCAGACACAGTAATTGTTCCTGAGCCTGATTGGACTAGTGTTCCTGTTACACCACCTGGACTTGATGTTGCTGTATATGATGTAATTACAGAGCCGCCATTACTTGCTGGGGCTGTAAATGAAACTGTTGCTGTAGTTGCATCAGTTGCAGTTGCTGTTCCTATTGTTGGCGCTCCAGGCACTGATGCCGCAGATACTCCAGCAAAATTAAGCATAATCCCGCTCATGCTAAATTCCCAGTGATCACCGCAGTAGTAGCATTAATGAAAAGAATAGTGGCTACACCCCTTGTTGTGACGCTAAAAGTGCTAATGTCTGCATCTGTGCCACCTTTATAAACTGTTGTAACAGCCGAACAAGTACAAGATATTGATGCGCTTGTATTGTTAAATATGCTAATTACATCACCAGCAGCAAATATAGAGGCTGGAACAACAACCGTACCACCAGTTCCTAATTCTATAAATTTACCTACATCGCCGGCAACCAATGTATAACTAGATGTTTTAGCGCCTGAGTTTGGAATGTTTCTATAGCCAACTTTATTTGTACCATCTGCTGTACAAGAATCAAGGTTTCCAGAGGCTGGTGTGCCAAGAACTGGCGCTGTTAATGTAGCCGAACCAGTAAAGCTAGTTGCGCTTAAAACACCGGTTGAGGGGTTAAATTGCAACTTGGTTGATGACACATTTAATTCAGTATCAACACCAGTTGTTACCTCACTAAATGTTATGTAACGGGCTGCATTCGTTGTCGTATCGTCAGCAATTCCTACGCCGTTAGCATTGACCTGCCAGGTTGGGGCAGATGCGCCATTAGATGTTAAAACATAGCCTGAGGTTCCGGTTGATCCGGCAAGAGCCAGGGTGCTAGAGATGTCAATGGTTGTAACTTTGGCTGCCGCCGCGGTTGTAGCGCCAATCGAGGTATTGTCGATAGTTCCCGCATTAATGTCGGCTGTATCTGCAATTAAACTATCAATATTGGCTGTGCCATCAATAAACAAGTCGCGCCATTCATTGCCTACGCGCCCTAAATCAAAAGTATCGTCTGTTGCCGGTGTAAATTCTGAATTAATCCGAGCATTAAAGGTAACGGTGTCGGTATTGCTACTTCCTAAAGTTGTATTGTCATCGACTGTTAGAGTGGTAAATCTACCCGTATTAGGCGTTGTGTTACCAATGGTTGGGGGCGCGGATAAATCCAAAGTACCGCCCAAGGTTAAGTTGCCGCTGCTGGTCACCGTGCCAGACAAAGAAATACCTGAAACCGTGCCGGTGCCGCTTACGCTGGTAACCGTTCCTGTGGTTGGGGTAGCATAACTCGGAACACCGCCTGCAATAGTCAATACCTGGCCATTCGTTCCAATAGGAAGAAATGTTGTTGTCCCTACACCACTTTGATAGGGAATTGAGCCAGTTGCACCTCCCGCAATATTAGTTGCTGTAGTTGCTGTTGTGGCAGTTGTAGCGCTTGTTGCGGTAGCTGCATTACCCGAAATTGATCCAGTAATTGTGCTGCTGACCGTCAGGCCAGACAGAGTTCCAACCGCGGTAATGCCGGTGTACGACCCCGAAATACGAGCCGAATCTATAGTTCCAGAGGTAATGGCTGCGGCATCAATTGCAATGCTTGTATTGCTTGCGCTAGTAATTTGACCTTGGAGATTGACTGCAATTACCGGTACAGAGGAGGCCGAACCATAAGTCGCAGCCGCAACGCCTGTACTCGTAATGTTAAATGTATCGCCACCAGAAAGATTAAGGCCTGTGCCAGCAAAGTAAACGCCACCTACGGAAAAGTTATTCCAAGTAATTGCGGTTACTCCAAGAGTGCCGCCTGGCTGAATAGGGCAATAGTATGCTGCGCCTGTCTGACCGCCTTCAACAATAAAAACAAGGGCGGAAATCAAATCATCCCATGTATCTGCATCTGGTGAGCGCGTCCACGCCCCAGCAGCTGCGTTATAAATACCATTATCCGCTTGATTTGTTTGGTTCTTAACCAATACACGCTCACCAGCCAACACCGACACCGTATCAATGGTTTGTAAACCAGATAAGGTAATGTTTACCGTTGTTGCAGCAATAACAGGTTGTTTCCAAGAAATGCCCAAAGCCAACGAATCAACATATAGTTTGGTCGTTAAATCGTTGTTACCAATCGGTTGATTTGTTGAACTTGCGCTAGTAAACGCAGCCAATGCTGGTGTTGTTACACCAATGGTCGTGCTGTTAATCGTACTATTGGTAATGCTTACCCCATCCAAAACGGGATTTATAGGAGCATAAAACGGTGTTCCAGCAGGTCCAATTAAATTGATGCACTCATAGGGCGGTGCGGGCTCAAAAGTCCCTTGGACCGGCACTATATTGGTTGTTATAGTCTTTGCGGTGGTATTGGACATAGTAAATCCCTTATTCGTTGGCCACTAGTGTCAAATAAAGCGCGTTTGTGCCTGACGAAATAGCTTTAATAAAAAAGTTTGGCCTTGGGCAATCAATGATTATTGGCAAAAACATACTTGGAGCCAAGATAAATGAGCCGCTGCCACCCGATGATGCAATGGCTGGGGTAGCCATATTGGTAGAGGTTGTGCCAAAAGTAATGGCTGCCGTACCAGTTCCAGTATTTAGGATGGCCACGCGAAATGCTATGGTTGGCGTATCGGGCAGTAGTTCCAAAGCAGATGATGCACTTGTTGTAAGGTCCAACCGATAAGTTGGGGAAAGAATCTTTAAAGAGTCCATGATTATCCTCGTGATAGAGATGTTTAAATTATCCTATGTTTTTAGGTTTTTACACCATAAAAACAAAAAAAAGGCCACCTCTTTTGGAGAATGGCCTTTTCAGGTCTCATGCGGGATTAAGTCGCAATGAGGCCCTTGTTACGCAACGCAACCAAAATTGCATTCACAGCGGTTGCAATTTCCGTACCTGTGGCGCTATTGCCAAGGTTTGTAATTGCAGCTGCCTGAATAACAGGGGTTGAGCCATGAAACGCCAATTTGTCTGCTGCGGCACCGGCGATTTGCACGCCGTCTGTTGAGTCACCGTTAAACAGGTAATTGGTTGTTTGGGTAGTTGCTGGTCCTGGGTTAGACATGATAAGTTCCTTTCCTATTAAGCTGCTACGCGGCAGGCGAGTTCTGGATAAAGCGGAGCCCAGCCGTATAAGACATCTAAACGGGTTGGGATGGAGTCGTTGTTAATGGTGTATTGACGCACCACACGAATCGACAAGCCATTATCCTTATCGCTTGCGCGGCCTGCAAAATGAACGCCGTCAGGCAATTGGAGGTCGGCAGTAGCCAGGGTAAATGCATTACGATGGAATACCAAGTTCTGCGGACTAACAATACCAGTTTTGTTAAACGGTGTTACAGCAGCAGTTGCCGAGGTAGACAATACGGTTACATTTTGGAACTGACCAGCAGTAATAATTGCTGGAGAAACAATAACTGTTGCTGAACCACTACCAGTAATTGTTACATCGGCAGTTACTACAAAGTTACGCAATACATTGCCACCGTAGGGCTGGCGGTTCTGTGGGTTGACTGCAAACACACCAGCAATCTGAATGGTATCGCCTTGCTTTAATACGGCATTAGCGGTAACAGCAGAAATGGTGATGGATGAAGTCTGAGCCCAGCCAGTTGTCAACGAACCTGTAAATGTCGAGGTATTCGTAGTCATTGTGGCAGTCGAATAAGAACCATAAGTATGGGACACGATGTTTTGGTCCATATACCAGTTCATACCGATTGTGTCGCGCCCCATC